CCACAAAATAATTACGTATAAATTTGTTACCACCTCATAGGCGGTATCGGCTGTTTCTACTTTTAGCGTAAGTTTCATTGTCTGCCTTTTGTGTCGGGCCTTTTCAGGCGGTTAATTAAACTTCTAAAACGCTGTAAACCCCTCCGGTAAAAACCACCGAAATTTGGCCAAGGGTGCCCAAAGCCATTTCGTACGGAAGCGCTTCAAGGTATGCGCCTGTAAGGGTCATGGTTGGATTAGTTGCGGTGCCTGGGCTTGTTGCGCTTGATGACCAAGAAACGGTAGTAGACGTGCCTACAAGTCCTTTAAGTGTTGCGTAAGTAGCAGAAGACGGCATACGAGATGTACAAGTCAAGTGACAACGTAGAGTTTTCTAGGCCTGCAGTATAAACGCGGGAACCTGAACCAAACGCGGTACTTTCTAAAGCTTCAATAGTGCGCGTAAAAGTAAGGCCGTGGCATTGGTCTTGCAAAGAAACGGCGTTGACGGTGACGTTAGGCGATGATAAATAAGTACTGGTAGCCATTGGGTTTACTCCTTGTTTGTGTCTGTCTTAGTTTTAGCACCTTTTGGCGCTGTCGTGGGGGATTGAATAATAAAACCGCCTGCTACCAGCGCGTCGACATTAACGCCGTCTACTAATTCGTATGTGTCGCCGGGTGTACCGATACGAGGGCTAAGTATTGTGTACTTCATGTTGCACCTATTCTAGGCGGTTGCCTGGGTTTGTAGGGTTATGGTCAAATCGTAGGCGGGTAGTTCGCTGCCGCCAATTAGCGCAATAGTTGGGCGCCCGTCGGTTACGCCAATTTTTTTAGTAACGACCTTGCTAGCCAAGTTGAGTAGTGACCGTTGCGCGTCTAGGTTGCCAGGCCCTAGGGTAATTATGCGTATTGGGAAAGTCATTTCTACGACGTTGTTTGAATACACGCTAAACGTAGGGGCGTCTATAAACGCACAAGGCGGTACAAGGTTACGGGGGTCTGTTACTACCTGTAGCCCTGTAATGGTCGTTAGAGACGCTGCTAAGTCGTCTAGCGCTTCGTTAAACAGGTCTGTGAAGGCAACAGGCATTAGGCAACCTGCGGGCGTGGAATACCTAAAAGTTGTTTAATCATTGGCGATAGGCCAACGCTGTTACCAGCGGGCAAGCCGTCAAAACTGGCAAAATCTGTTACCGCGCCACGCTGTCGATACAGGAAACCACCATAGGCAATAGTGCCTAGGGTAACGCTGTCGCTTGGGCTTGTTGCTTTTTGGTCTATGTAGCCGCTTTCTAAACGTCGTTGAAAACAAAAAGCGTTTGAAGCTGCCGCGCATTGTGTAAGAAAAGTTGTATCGAGTGCCGACGCGGTACCGATACCTAGCCAGTCCTCAATCTGGCCGGCTGTAACCCACGTACACGGGATAGTACCTAGCGTTACGGTTCCCGTTGCTGTAGTGCGCGTAACGTCTGCCGCTGTTTTTGCGTACAAAATTTGAAACGGTACGGGCACCTCATAATTAAAAAGTAAATCGCCCTCGTCGTCTACGCCAATAAACAAATATTCGGGTACGTCGTAAACGGTGTAAGTACCGTTAAAAGTTGCGTCAACGCCTGCAATAACAATAGACGCGCCTACGTAAACTTCGTTAGGTGTAAGCGTTTCTAAAACTGCGTAATTGTCTAATAGCGTTTTATGCGCTACTTGATATACCTGCGTCATGGCGGTTAGGCCGCCTTTCGGTTAAACCAGTTTGCAGAACTTGGTTGCGTCTGCCATGAAAGCGGCAGCGTAACCACGGTATGCAATAGTGCGGCCCAGGGTGCTAGGTACGTCAACTGAAATGGCGCCCTTCTGCTGCTCATAAAATTCAAAACCAGCAGCGTTACCTGCAGCATGACCTATGAACGCTGTATCGGCGGCCATATTCTTGTCAACTACTAAAGTCAACCCAAGTGGGGTGCCGTTCCATGACGTCGCGGACTGTGTGCCCAGGGCGTTCATAGCCATCATGTTTGGCGCGCCCACAAATGGAAACGCTGGGGTTCCGTCTGTTGAAGTCAATTTACCCAAGCGGTACCAAGTCGTAGGGTCAACTACGAAATGGGTTGGTAGGTAGTTGCTTGTGCTTGAAATTTGGTAGGCAGCACCGTAAATTGCTGCTAGCCAGTCGCCAGGTTTAGTTTTATCGGTAACTGTTTCCGATTGCACAATGGCTGCGTAGCACGTGTCTACTGCGTAATTATCCGTGGCCTGTCCGTAGGCGATTGCTAACTGGTTCAACACGATATTTACGCTGTTTGGGTCTGTCCAGTCCATATCTTGTTCGGACATGGTAACAAATGTTCCAAAAGTAAGTTTAGAAATATCCGTGTTGGACACGGTAACAGTCGACGGGTCAAGCGCGTTTAGTTGGCCTGTTGGTTGTTCTGTAACTGTTGGCCGTACAGTAATTTTTGGGCGGCGAAATGTTGCGCCTGCACCTGGCATAGCGCGCGTTCCAATTGCTGTAACAAAAGGCCTAATAGGGTTAAGTCCGTCGTACACGCTGCCAGTAATAATTTCGGGCAAAATACCTGGCGTATCGGTGGTAGTAATGTTTGGCGCTGCAGCTTGAATTTTTGCGTTCATGTCTGCAAGTACGTTTCCGCCTTGCGTCATGGCCGAAATAAACTCGGCTGCGCTTGGCAATTTAAAAGCGCGGGGCTGTGCGTAAATAACAGGGGCTACGCTTGCGGCCTCGATAACGGTTGGGGTTTCTGTTGGCTGTGTCATGGTGTCTAACTCCTCGTTAGGTGTTTCGGTTTCTATATTATCTACTTCTTGTTCGTCTTGTGGGATACCCTGCGACGCTGCTACGCGGTCTACTGACGCGCCCGCAAAAGCCCCGTAAGGCACTAACGATAATTCTTGGAAATCGGCACTTTCTATAATCATTGTGCCTTTTTCGTCGTAACTAAAACGGGTTGGGTTAACGCCAACACTTACCGCGTCTAGTACGCCGTCGGCTGCCAATACCAGCGCCTCGTTACCTAAAGCCGTTTCGCTAATACGTGCCTCATACATCATGCCGCCTGGCGTATCCACCAAACTTGTAACAATTCCTACGGCCTTGGTGCTGTCATGGTTTAAATACATTTTTGGCATTTTTTCGCTTGCGTTTAAACTGCCTGGCATAAACATAACTTTTGTGCCGTCGTTGACTGTTGCCTCAACGTTATACGGCAACGCTAGACCGGCAAGGGTTCGGCGTGGCATACCGTTAGGTTCGGCTGCGTCAATCTTTAAATCTTGTTGCACTAATTTAAGCATTTGGCATTACTCCTACTTCCTCAACTTCTGCGGGTGTGTCATATTCAGATAAATAACTTTCTGACAGATAATTTTCTATATCGAATTTGCAATAGGTACCGCGCGGCAAAACGTTACCCATACTTAGCGTTTCGGCTATGCAATCCATAAACAATTTGGCGCCGAACATATACAAGTCCTGGCGCGCTTGGGTGCTGTTTTGATAACTGTACGAACCTGTAGCAACGCCTAACAGATAAGGCGGGCAGTTTGCTAGACGCGCGATTTCTAACGCTTGGTATTCACTAGCTGCAACCAACATTTGTTTACTGGCGTCGCTGTTTGTTTCGGTGTAGGTAACAAATTCGTTTAGGACTGCCACTGAATTTGTAAGCCTTGCCGTTTCAAACGATTGGCCCAACTGTTGCAATTCCTCGGCGCTAAGGGGTTCCCCTGCAACTTGGCGCAATACTCCCGTAGGTAGCAAACTGCTTGAATTGCGTAGCCGGGCTTGTTCAAGTTTAAGCGACGTCAAAACGGCGTTAGGGCTAGTAAATAACAAGCCTTGGATAGGGCTAATAAATTGCACTACGTCGCGGTGGTCGATAGGTAAACCGCTAAACATTATTTGTTTAGACGGCGCAAAAAATACGGGGCCTGCTTGGTCTTGTGTTAAAACCATGGCGCTAGGCATACGTTGAAACGACTTGGGGTAGCCCGTACTATCTCTCTCGGTAACGTACAAAAAGGCTCGCTGGGTGAAAAATAAATCGTCAAATAACCAGGCAAGCGTTGTGCTGTTGGGTAGCGACGGGTCAAGCTGCCTAGTCCATGCGCGCGGGGCAATTTGAATTTGTTCTAATTCGCGGGTTACAGGGTTCCACATTTCGTTATACATTGACAACGGCGTACAGCCAATAACTGACGCCAACAAATCGCGCGCCCTAGTAATAGCCGGTACGGCCATAGCACGTTGACGGGTAGCGCCCTGGGTAAACGCATAAAAGTTATCGAGTTGTGACGCGCCAACATTTGAACCACTAGCCGCCGCTTTAACGGTAGTACCGATAGCGGCCTTGTTGACCTTGTTAAATAACGCCATGCGTTTAGTCTGCCATATCTAGTAAAAGTTTGGTGGCACTACCCACGGTGAAGCGGTCTATTCTTTTCCCGACGAAAAGGTAAGCCGTCGCGGATAGTGCCACTACAACATTAGCGGTTTAGCGCAACTACTAGCGGTTTGCCGACTAGCTGCGGTTTAGACGCCAACGCTGCAGCCCAAACCATGCACCTAGCAAGTGTGATAGGCCCAGGGCTACGAGTAGACGATAGGGCTACGCTGCCTTGGTGTTTTATCAGTACGGCGCGCTCGACGTGCTCTATTAACTGGTTTTCGCCGTGGTGGTATATACGATTTTCTAAAATCATATTTTTAACTGGGCTAGTCCATTTCAATAATTCCCGATAACCAACAATGGTTTTACGGCGTTCCATATTTGGCGGTAAATGTATTTCAAGCCCTGGCGTAATTGCTAAACGCAACGTTGGCCCTACCGCTATTTCCGCTTCAACCAAGCGCCACATTTCGGCAAGTGTGCCCGCAACAAACGCAACCGTAATAGCCGTTTTTAGCCCTACCTGAATAGCGCGTACGCCGACATATAGCGCGCCGTCTATGTCTACCTCTATAGCAAGTATTCCGCCTGGGGGTATTGGGTCGTCACTTTTTAGGGCTTCAAATACGCCAGGTTCTAGCCAGCCGTTTTGTGTTGCTGTCCACGTGTTAACCGACGCACGTAAAAAGGCGTTGCGGTTTGGGGCTTCGCTTTCTGCCTCGATTACTTCCATTTCTAACGTATGGCCTAGCGCTGGGTTTGCGTACGCCCAGGCTTCGGGCGTCATTAAATCCATAGACGGGCTAGGGCTAAATTCGGCAAAATATAATTTAGTTTGTTCGCCGCTATCTATAGCCCTTAACCCTTGTTCGCGCCAACGCAACATGGCTTTACTATCTTGCGTACCGGCTGTAGACATCATTACAAACAACGGGTTTTTGCGCGCACGTTGCGACGGTAATAAACCTTCGTCTATGGCCGCTTCCGAAATATCCCAAACTTCATCGGCTACCACTAGGTCAACGCTGTAACCGTGACCAGCTGCAGGCGTGGCCGCACGTGGAAACCATACGCTGTTATCGGGCATTGTTAAAACCATGCGCCCATATGACCACGACACGTGGGCACCAAATTTAGTTTCTAGTATTGGCGCTAGATAAGTAAACAACGCGGTAGCCAAATCTAATTTGTGTGCGACAGTTATAACCGTTTGCGCCTGGCCGCGTGCTTTACCTTGCGTAGTAAGCCACCAACCGACAAGCGACGCAATAGCAACCGTTTTACCGTTTTGCCGCGCAACAGACACAAGGCCCACCCGGTGCAAGTAGTCGCCGTTGCTATCCATAGACGTTAAACCATGCAAAATGTTTAACTGCCAAGGCATTAGGTCTACCCCTAGTACCTCTTTCGCAAAATCCCCAATATCGGTTACAGCCGATTTTTGACCACTAGCGGTGGTC